ATACTGCATATGGGGAATAACGCCGGCCAGCCCTTCACGTTCTGCAGCACAGCGGTAGCGGCGACCTTGCCACACGAAGTAGCACGGTTCGGTGCCGGCTTCAGGGTCCGCTATAGGAAGGCGTGGTTCTGGTGAAGTCGTCACCATTATTACGCGATCAATGCGAGCGCCGCCAAGGTCTGCTTTTACTTGGTCGAAGTCATACACGCGGGGCGGCTGTACGCTGGCCATAATAGTGATTGTTGCGCCCGGTGCAGTGACGACTTTCTGGCCTTTCACCAGTTCATAAGCATCAGGCATCTGTACCGTAAGTGGTCGCCGGAAACTGGACATTATGTAAGCCTCTGCGATATGCCGCGAACTTTGCCGTATCGCTTAACGCGGCCTTCAATTGCATCTATCATTTCGCCGGTTTCAACCAGCGGCCAGTTAAAGCCCTTTCTTGCAACAGTAGACGGCGCGTTAGGCGTCCACGCGTGATTCATCGCGTAAGACTTAACGCCTTCAGCGATTGCGTTTGCAAGCGGTTTTAGTAGTGCTTCAGGACTGCCAGGGAGGCGACCGATACGACGGGCAATGCTGGTGATCTGGCGCATGGCTGCGCGCTCGGTGAACTCTGCGCCGCCTGATAACCAAGGGCGTGCCGGAATGTCTTCGGTGCCGAACTCTTGCCAGAAACCAATCTGCGCCAAAGGCACGCCGTCATGCTCACCAGAATCGGCAAACAAGCCAACTTCAATCATCCAGCCGGATAACTTTTCAGCGTCAGCACGAACTTTTGACCATCCAATATCGCGGACGGTTACGCGAGACATTTAGCCGAACCGTGTGGCAATGGCGCCGAAACCGCAAAGGTCGTTAAGCTCTTTCCAGCGGCCATAGAATGTGGCGTCACGTAGAGCCGTGTTGCCGGTAGTGTCGGCGTACTGCCGTTCAAGCTGGCCTTCTTTCTCACGCACCAGCGGGCCGGCATAGCCGGTGACATTACCGCCAGTGTTGCGGGCGGTAATATCCTCAAGCAAGTACGCCGCATAGAGTGCTTGCGCTTCGTCCTGCTTTGTCAGCGGCAGACACGCGGGCCGATAGTCGGCTGCAAGAAGCAGCGCGGTTTCTACGGCTTGCGGATCGGCTGCAGCGGCAGCGGGATAAAAGAACAACAGCAGCTCTTGCGGCGTCATAGCGCAACTTCCTTACTTGTTGCCGGCTGGGGGCGGAGTAGCGCCAGCGGGCGGAGTAGCGCCAGCGGGCGGCGTGGTGTCCGCTTGCTTGGCTTCAGCTTCCTTGACTGCCTTAGCCTTCTTGATATCCATACCGGAGTTGATCTTTTCGACCTCTTCCGCAGATACCTCTTGCAGCTTGCCATCCTTGATCCAGGCGCGCACGACTTTGTTTTGCCGCCACGATTCATCCTGCAGAAGTGCAGCGGAGCCAGGAAGAACCACGGTCGCGCCTACGCGGCGCGCCCCCTTAGTGTGGTTGTACAGACCGATAGCCATATCAAATACCCTCGAAGACAGCGAAAGCGAGCGGGTAGCGTACAACAACGCCACCTGTACGGGAAAGGCAGTTGACTACCCATTCCAGATTGCGCGCCTGCGGCGGAAGTTGACGGAACGGCTGCACGAATTCGTGCGCCATGTTTTCAGCGTTGAACTCACCGACGAACATCGCGTCAGTGCCGCCAGCGCCAGCGCCAACCAGTTCGTGTGCAGTGTCGAAGGTCACACCGGGGAAGTTGGCTTGCAGTGCGGAGAACACGGTGCGGCCATCGGTGCCGTCAACGGCAAAAAACGTGGTTTGCAACTTGGTCAGCTTGGCGCCCGGCAGAATCACGCGATTGGTGCGGTGCATTTGCATGCTGCCGTCAGCAACCGAAGTGATAGCCGCCGCTACGTCGTTGTACATTTCGACGCCGGTTTTGGTACTCCATTCGGTGTCGGTCGAAGCGCCAGCGGCAACCGGCGAATGGGTGATGTTCGGATGCGAGAACGCACCTTGCAGCCCGCTATCTTCGTCGCCAGTCCAAATGATCTGGTTGAGCTTGCGGTCAATGACGGAACGCGCAACGCGAGCCTTCATTGCGTCGAGCGGACGGCCAGTACCGCGCGCAGCTTCGATTTCCTGAAGGTTGTAGCCGTAGGCGTCACCGAGGGTACGAACGCGGCTGGAAAACTCCTTACCGAACACATCCACGCGCGGCAGGTCGTCGGCATAGTTGGCGATGATTTTCGCCATACCTACCTGATCCCACATGCGGTAAGTGATCGTTTCGGCCCAGGACGGCGTATCCGTTGCGACCGGCACCAGACGCATACCGGAAAGCTCGGTGTACTTCACGTCATATGCGCGAGCCTTAACGTAATCCAGCTCACGCGCCAGGAAGATACCATCGGCATCTTCTCGAATCTGCATCGCGTGACCTTGGGCCATGATGGCCTGCAGGTCGTCCGCGTCGTAAGCGATGTGGTGTTTTGGCATGATTGCTTCTCCTGTTGTCGTATCGCTTACGCGTTGCCGGCGTGCAATTCAACTTGAATGATCCGGCGACCATCCGCCAGCGTGAAAGGCTTGCTGCGCGTCTGCGCGTTCGGCACTACTGCAGAGTTGACCGCTGCCGCATGGGTAGCGTAACCGCGTTCTGCAACATCGGTATTCAGCACCGAAACGGGCTGGTTGTTGGTCAGGGTCGAGCCGGTAGCCAGCAGAACCCAAATAGCACCGCGCTGCAACACGCTCATGGTTTGCGTGTGTTCCCACACCGGAGCGGCCTTGACAACGCCGTCGTTGCCCAGGTAGCCGACCAAAGTATGATCGTGCTGCGCTACGCCGGAGAACACGGTGTCAGCGGTGCCAATCGGGCGAACGATGCTATCCACGTCTTCAGCGACGAACACGCCCGGTTTGATAGAGACTTCGCCAACGGAACGCGACACGGTGCGCTTGTACATCGTGTCAGCGAGCATGCCGGGAAAGGCAACGTCTGGCGCATTACGGAAAGTAGTTTGCATTTGCAAGACTCCTATGCGGTTATTGATTAGCGCGCCAGACCGTCGAGCATGGCAGCTTGCGATTTTGCAGCGGACGGCGCCTTATCGTCGGCGTCGTTGCGTGCGTCTGGCTTAGCGTCCTGGCTATCGCCCTTGAGCATGGTGCGGCGGGCACCGTTGGAAGTGTCGCCAGCATCCTTAACCGCCAGATCGAAGGCCGCTTGAATGTAGGCGTCAGCCTTTCCGGTCAGATCGAACGAGTCGCCGCGAACAGCCTTCACAACTGCAGCCATGATATCGGTATCAGAGGCATCAGCCTTGACGGTGACATTGTGGGAAGCAGCCACGCTTTCCAGATTCAAGCGAGCCTTGGCGCGAGCGAACGCGGCATCTTCGGCATCCTTCTTGATCTGTTCGTTTTCGGTCTTCAGCTTCTGCACTTCCGCCAGGGCGGTATCGGCCTTGGCTTCGGCAGCATCGGCGCGTGCCGCTTCGCCGGTCAGCTTGCCCTTGATAGTGGTCAGTTCGTGAATAACTTCTGCGGCGGCTTCGTATTCGATACCGCTATCGAGTCGTACTGTCGGCATTTTGGGCCTTCCTTCGTTGTCGTCTTCATCGAGATTTAAGCGGGCAGTTTTAACACGAGGGTTAGGCACAACAGCCAAATGATCGGCCCGCAAGTTACGCTGTATAGCATCGTACTTCACACCGTTAGGTGTCAAGCCCGGCTCTATTATTAAATCGCAAGTAAAGCCCAAGGACAAGCCGCGCACTTCAGTTCCGGTAATTGCGTCGGCTTGGTACACGACAACTTCACTTCTAACGCCAACTTCAGCTTCCGGCCCGTTGTCTTCAACAATGCCGCGAGACTTCACAGAACCAATAATAGAACCGGGCGCGGTCTTAGTGTTCTTCGGATGAAGCAAGGTCATTGGTACGCCTTGCAGCGAATCAAGAAACAATTCGCTAGTTACTTCTTCTTTCGGGCGATACTCCATACGAATACCGCCTTTACCGTCACTGTACGGAAAGACGCCGGAAGCGGTCACATGTGCGCTATCGTGCAGAAAAGCGCCCACACGCGCGCCGCCAGAAAACAGGACTGTGCCCTTAGTCTTCTGCATGAAGTCTTCACGAAACAGCGACTCGTCTTCACGTAGTACGCGATCTGCTGAATCGAATCGAGCGACGCGCTTAGCCATCGTCTTTTTCCTCATTAAGTAGAAACTTCCGCGCCTCTTCAGGAGTAAGCAGCGGCTTTGCCTTGTTCTTATTTACCACAACATTGCCGTTCGCGTCCATCTGATCTGGCTCAGTCTTAGTAAGCAGCATGATTGCTTCTGCGCGAGCCTTGAACGCGTTAGCGCGGCGCTCTTCAATTTCCGATTCTTCGTAGTCGCTAAGTGCGTCCAACTTCGCAATAGTTACCAGCGCTTCACCGGCAGGCACGCTAACGTCAACGTAGTTGCCCAGGAGCGCCACAACTTCGGCAAGAGGATTGCGTAGCATGTTGCGGCGAATCTTATTCAGCATCCGATAGTAAGTATCGGTGTCGCTATCGCCCTTCGAATTGAGGGATGTGGTACGGCGACCAAACAGCACGGTAATCGGAATGCCGGAGACTGCAGCGACCTGCTGCATTTTTGAATCAAGCGTGTCGCTGATAGAAGACAGGTTAGTGTCGCTAACGTCGAATTCATCTTCTGCGTCAATCGCTACGGTATTCAGAATCGAGCGCACTGCGTCAACAAGGTTCAAGCGGCTAGTCACTAGCGACTCTAGTTTGTTCTGCATCGCTTGCGCCAAGCCTTTCATCTTGAAGATGGCTTGCGATTTGCGCTCAAGTGCGCGCTCTGCCCATTTGAACGAACGCGAAAGGCTGGCTGCACTTTCCAGGCATCGAGCGCCCTCGGATACGCCCGGCCAGATCAACGCGGTATCGGTCTGGCGGTGCGGACGGCGCCGGCCTGTGATGTAAATGCAGCGCGACGCGTGCAACTTGAATTGCCCGCCGTCTGTTGCGGTGTTGAGTACGCTTTGCACGTTGTACACAAGCGGCATGCCGTCAGTGCCGTATACGTCCACCGTCATACGATCAATCGAGATAACTTCGAAGTAGTCGATTTCATAGCGACGATTGCGGTACAGCGGCTGCGCCAGGCTTGCGTTACCGTAGAAGATCGGCACAAGCACTGCACCGCCGTGCAGGCGTGCGAAGCGAAGGCCATCGGTAAACACTTCGTCGAGTTCCAAACGTTCGAACTCGTCGCGTAGTTCCTGGCTCGCTTCTGGATGAAACTCGAAACCAGCCGCCATAGCGTCTTCTGCAGGGCGGTCGATAATTGCAGAAAGAATACCGTTCTTTTCGTACTCTTTCGAAAGGATCGAATAGCCTTCGTGTTCAAGTACGCTATGGCGGTCATTCATTCCAAGTTGTGCCGCTTGGAACTGCCCACCGGCTAGAGTATTCACAGCAGCCTTTAGCAAGTCGTCGAAACGAACTTGTGCGGCGATAGCTTCAGAGTCTTGATCGGACATTTAACTTATTCTCCGGCCAGTGCGCGGAATCGGGACATAAGGTCGCCGGTTCCAAGTAGTTCAGTTATGCCGTCAACCATTGGGTCAATCTGGTCGTCATGCGCGTGCGTCATCATCGGAGTAAACGCGGCACACTCTGCCAGGAAGTCGTTAACCCAATTCGCATGTTCGGGAATGCCCACCATGCCGGCTTCGATATAGGGTAGCACGCCGTTCAAGCGTTGTACCTTATCTGCGCGACCGTCTTCGCGCACAGTTGCGCCTACAGGCATTCCGCCTAGTTCCTGCAGTGCTTGGATTAGGCCGATGCCTGATTGCTTGTCCTCGATAGAGAACATACCGAGTGCGCCCATGCGACCATGTATCTTTTCACGGTGCGAATCATAGAAGTCCTTGGCGGCTCCAATTAGTTCGGGAACAGTGTGCTTTTTACGGTACACGTCGAGAATATACACGCGACCGTCACTGCCCTTGCCCATGTGCATAAAGACAGTGTAATCGTTGTCTTGGCCTTTCTTGTTCGCAGTATCCGCCCATATCTTGCGTTCTACGATTTCAACGCCTACCGGATAGAAGTTAGTATCAACATCCATTTCCGTGCGAAAGCGAAAGAACCAACTCTTTTTAATCATGCCGCCGTCACGCGGTGCCGGGTCTTGTTGCAGTTGCGCAGACGTGCCGTAAGTGCCAAGGATATGCTCAAGGTTCGCAACGGCCTCTTCCGGCAGTCGATCTTTCCACAACAGTTCACCGGGTTCGCGCGGATCGACGAAACCTATGCTTGTCTTGTGTTCCTTGGTCGGCACTTCCTGATAAGTACCGTGCGCGAACCAACGAACGGTTGGCTGTGCGCGCATTGGAAGGCACAGATAGTCCCAGCCGCCTTGCTCAAGGAAGCGGCCAACAGGGTCGCGTTCGTGGACGCGCTGCATGATAAGAACCATGCGCCCGGTCAACTGGTCGTTGAGACGTGTGGGAAGCGTTTCGGAGCAGAATTGCCAAGCACTTTCAAGGTCAGCAGCGGAACGTGCGTGGTTCACCGAAATAGGGTCGTCGATAATGATAAGGTCGCCGCCCTCACCAGTAATACCGGAGTCCACACCGCCTACGATTCGATGGCCGTGCTTATTGTTCGTCATCCGGTTCTTAGTGTTCTGGTCTTTCGTGAACTGGTACGTGTCGCCCCAATGCTCTTGATACCAATCGCTATTAATCAGGATACGTGACTTAACGGCGTCACGTTCTGCTAGCGCCGCTTTGTGCGATACCGAAAGTATCTTTTCGAACGGGCGCCCATACGGCCCCCAAAGCCACGTCGGGAACGCAATAGAAAGACTCGAAGATTTCATGCAGCGCGGCGGAATGGAAATAATCAACTTCTGTATCTGCGAAGTTGCTACGGCTTCCAGATGCTCGCCTATCGCGTCAACGTGCCAGTTGTGCGAGTAGTTCGCAGGATCATATTGCGGCCACGATCTTTTCATGTAATGACTAAATCGCCTTTTGCAAAGGTCTTTAGTCACTTCACGTAGTTGCGCCCTTGGGTCAATCATTCGGAATGGTGCCCTTCTGCAACAACTCTTCGAACTGCAATAGTTCGTCTTCGCTAAACTTGGTAGTGTCGAACGCGGGCATGCCCTGGCTAACGGTCGAGTTCACTTCAGCGGTAACGACGCTGCGTGTTTCGCGGAATTTCGGGTCCTTGGCTTTGAGCAGGAACTGCAGCAGCGAATCAGAGTATTCGATTTCCTTGCCTACTCGCTCGCCTTTGTACCACACGTCCTTTTCCACACCAAAGGCGCGGCGCTTGGCTTCTTGTTCCAGGCACTCGACGCCTTCAGCAACGGCGCGATCTTCCAAGCCTGCGAACTCTGTGTTACTGGCGCGCTTGTAATCAACTTGCGACGCAGTAAGGCCAGCACGGCGGCGAGAATACGCCTTAGTGTTGCCGTCCGACAAATAGCGCAAATAAGCCTCAAACGCCAAGGCTTTTTCTTCCTTGTCGCGGTCGGCGGCGTCAGTGTCGAAGAAAGCATCGCCAAATAGATAAGCCATCTTCGGCGGCTTTTGGTCGTATAGTTTTCGCGTGGCCATAAAAATACCCTCCGTATAGGAGGGTACTTTAAGGGCTAATTGCAGGGTATGCAATTATTCTTCGGCGTTGTCATCTTCGCCGGTTTCGTCGATAGGCGCTTGCGGCGCTTCGGGCGCTGCAGTCGCGGACTTCTTGACAGCGGCGACAATGCCCAGGTCTTGCATGCGGAGCCACACGCCGTTAACGGTCTTGACCGCTTTTTCTTCGGTCATTTCCTCGCCAGCGGCGACGGCTTGTTCGGCCAGCTTCGCAGCGAACTGCGACTTGGTGCCGTTGCCTTGCGCGGCAACCGCGTTACCGACGCGCTGCAGGCTGGCAGACAGGCCGCTGTGAATCGGTGCGCCAGTGTAGGCGTAGGTGCGCTCGGAACCCTTGCGCTCGCCGGGAACGGTTTCGGCCATCAGCAAGCCCTTGACCAGAAGTGCGGTCTTGACCTTCAGACCTTTTTCGCCTTCGCCAACCGGCTCGCCGTTCTCGTTGAACTGCGCCAGTTGGGCGTCGGTCAGACCTTCGGTGCCAGCTTCCGAAATAAGGTACAGGGCGCGAGCCTGATCGGGCTTCAGACCTTCATAATGGGCTTCGTTGATTTTCTTGGTGGTGAAATACTTGCGCATGGTTGTCGCCTCTTACTGGTTTGGTTTGGATTCAAAAGCGTCGCATGTTTCTGCGGCTGCGGAACGAACTTTAATAGCTTCGTTTTGACGCGTCAACACGCTTGTTAAACTTTTTTCGAAAAAAGCTAGAAACACGTCTTGCTCCATAGAGATACGGCCTTCTGCTTCGATCCAAAGCATCCGGCAGTCAACTACGAACGTCCAAGGCTGGCGGTTCTGACGATAGGCCAGGATCGGCCAGCAATTGCGCCCGCGCACCGCTTTGGTGACTTGCGTCCACCAAGTATTTATGGCGAGCGTTTCGTGCCGCTTGACTTCGAAGATAAAGCCAAGGTGTTCTAGCGAATCCATATCAGAGCCGCCGCACGACGCTTGCGCGAAATTCCTTGACAGGCCGATGCCTTTCGTACCAGCGGCAAGACAGGCACGCGTAACGGTCGGCGCCAACAGGCCGATGAACTCACGTTCGCCGGCAGCACCTTTATTGCGACTGCTACGCCCTGCCATTGTTCACTACCTCTTTCAGTTTCTGCAGCTCAAGCACGCCCAAGCGGTACTCTATCGCCTGCAACAGCAGTACGTCTTGCTGCCAGCAGAGCTTAGTGCGTTTATCGGGCGCAACGTCGCACATCCGCTTAAGCTCCTTTATTCGGCGCTTGAGCAGGTAAAAATGCGAGATAGCGTTACGGTCTGCGATGTAGTTCGCGTATTCAATAAGAGTGTCACGGCTTCGCACGTCTAGTACGTCAAAAACAGATATAAGTAAGGTTTTCACGACATATTTGCTCCCGGTCCGTTCACTATGTGCCAATTCTTGTGACAGGACGAACACAGCCACTGCACCGATAAGGGCTTATCGTAGTCCGCATGATGGGCCTCGATAGCGGTCGTACTCGGACACAACTCGCACGTAGCAGGCCTAATAAGATGACCGCATCGAACCGCGTTCCTTACGCGGCTCTGTGCCTTAATCACTTTAGGGTACATGGCTCTATACTCCGACACGGCCTGACTATTGTCTCTTCCCGCGTTATACTTGCGCCCTTGTTCTCTGTAGTAGCCATAGCGTGCCAGTCTCGCGGCCTTCTGGTCATTTATTGCGCATTCCTTGCATTTATTCACGTGTCCGTCAGCCATTCGCGGATGGGCGTAAAACTGACTAAGCGGCTTTTCTCGCTGACACTTAAAGCATACTTTAAAAGCCATAGTCGTCAGAGTAGACATTTGGTTCTCCTTCTGGAGGCTTTCCCAGGCACTTGCCCTTTCCCATGCGATGTGGGAATGGGTACGCTTGGCACGTGTGGCAAACGTCGTTCTTCCATTTCAAGTGGTCGAAGTCAAGGCGCAAGGGCTTGCCACACACCGGGCACGGCTCGCCTGCGAACGCCTTGATTCGTTTGCGGCACAGGTAGGAAGAGCAGCGGCAGTGCTGCTTACT